ACAGCCGCCACTCTTCTCATTGGAACCACAATGACTCTTTTTAGCAGTTGGACCCTCAGTAGTGTACTACCCTAATGGTCCACCCACAGTAGAAATTTTCCTAACAACTCCATAAATAAAACTGAATATCGTCGCCGCGAGGGGCAACTGGCAAAATCCAGTTGACGCCCCTCTTTTTTCTTGGTATAATGGATAGAGATTTTCTAGTTGCATGGCGATCAAAATACTATTACTCAAATCTGGGGAGCATTTAATTGCGGATGTATACGACAGAAAATTTGATGGACGATTTTTGGCATATCGTCTAAATAATCCTCGTCGTATTGTTGCGGAACAAGAAAACCTAGTTCTTCTTTCGGAAGAAGAAGATGAGAAAGTGGAGTCGGGAAAGATGAATATCATTCTTGAACCTTGGTGCATATTTACAAAGGATACGGAGATTGATGTTTATCCCGACTGGGTTGTTTATCTAGTAGATCCACTTCAAGACATTAAAGAACTTTATACTAATCCAAATCATGAAAGAGATCAAGTGTATTTTACTGAAGGTTGATACAGTTTTGATTACAGAGGTAAATCAAATTGAATCTACTTTAGGAGAACCTGATTGCGAACTTATCAATCCGTATGAAATCAATGTTGATGGAGAACTTTCTCCATGGCCAGAAGTTGCAGAATCAAAACGAATGAGAATTCATTCTGATAGTATTCTTACTATTGTAGATCCAAAAGCAGACATTATTGCTAAGTACAACGAACTTACATCCTGATGAGATTTTACACAAATGTCCAACTGGTTGGGGATCACTTCTTGGTCCGTGGTTATGAAAATGGAAAGCATTTCATGACTCGGGAGAAGTTTTACCCAACTCTCTTTGTGCCTTCTAAAAAGAAGACAAAATACAAAACTTTAGAGGGTCAATGTGTTGAACCAGTAAAACCTGGAACAGTTCGTGACTGTAGAGAGTTCATAAAAAAGTACGAGGGTGTACAGAACTTCAAGATCTATGGCAACACTCAGTACATCTATCAGTATATTTCTGAGATGTACCCTGAAGAAATCATAAAGTTTGATACTAGTAGAATCAAAATTACTACGATTGATATTGAGGTTGCATCTGAGAATGGATTCCCAGATGTAGAATCTGCTGCAGAAGAAGTTCTTTTGATTACAATTCAAGATTACACGAATAAGCAGATTCGCACATGGGGTCAAGGACCTTTTAAGAATACTCAAGAGAATGTAATTTATACTGAGTGTGATTCTGAGTTTGATCTCCTCACTAAATTCATCAACTGGTGGATGATGGAAGAGAATATTCCTGAGGTTGTTACGGGATGGAACAACGAATTGTACGATATGCCGTATCTGGTTCGTCGTATGGATCGGGTTCTTGGAGAAAAACTCATGAAGAGAATTTCTCCGTGGGGTCTTGTGACTGAGAGAGAAGTGTTCATCTCTGGTCGTAAGAACATTGCATATGATATTGGTGGTATTACTCAACTTGACTACCTAAATCTTTATAAGAAGTTTACATACAAGGCGCAAGAATCATATCGTTTGGATTACATTGCCAGTGTAGAACTTGGACAGAAGAAACTTGACCACTCTGAGTTTGATACTTTCAAGGACTTCTATACAAATGGATGGCAAAAGTTTGTAGAATACAATATCATTGACGTGGAACTTGTTGACCGTTTGGAAGACAAGATGAAACTAATTGACCTTGCAATTACTCTTGCATATGACGCGAAGGCAAACTATGCCGATGTGTCATCTCAGGTTAGGATGTGGGATACAATCATATATAACTATCTGAAGAAACAAAACATTGTTATTCCTCCAAAAGAGAAGTCAGAAAAAGACAAAAAGTATGAAGGTGCATACGTTAAGGAACCTACCCCAGGATCTTATGATTGGGTTGTAAGTTTTGACCTCAACTCTCTATATCCGCATTTAATTATGCAGTATGCTATTAGTCCAGAAACTCTAGTAGATATGGATAACTTGAATTCTAGAATTATGGATTTAGAAGATGCTTTGCAAAGTTATTAAACCCGATTATTTATTTGATTATGTGGAAAGACATCAAAACCATGTCTAAGGAAGAAATTGAATCTGAATTAGAAAATCTAAAAAAAGTAAGACAAATTTCTTCTAAAGTTACAGTAAGAAAAATTCTAGACGAAGAGTTAGATCTTAGTCCTTTGAAGGAAGTAAATCTAACCATTGCTGCAAATGGAGCATTATATCATAGGGTGCAAGGATTTCTTCCGCAAATTATGCAGAACCTATATGATGAACGAAAAGCATACAAGAAAAAAATGCTTGCCGCTGAAAACGAGTATGAAAAGAATCCATCTAAGAAGTTGGAGAAAGACATCTCTAAGTTCAACAACATTCAGATGGCACGTAAGATTCAATTAAACTCTGCTTATGGTGCTATTGGTAATCAGCATTTTAGGTATTTTAAGTTAGCAAATGCCGAAGCAATCACACTTTCTGGACAAGTTTCTGCTCAGTGGATTGAAGACCGTATGAATAAGTACCTAAATAAACTGCTAGATACAGAAAGTTTGGATTATGTCATTGCATCTGACACCGATTCAATCTATATTAATCTTGGACCTCTTGTTAATAAACTTTTTGGTCCTAAAACTGATAACACGGCAAAAATTGTTAACGTATTGGATAAGATCTGTGCGGAACAATTGGAACCGTTCATTGATAAGAATTACCAGAAACTGGCGGATTATGTATCAGCATATAAGCAGAAGATGCAAATGAAGCGAGAGTGTATCGCTGAACGTGGTATTTGGACTGCAAAAAAGAGATATATTCTAAGTGTTTGGAATAGTGAAGGTGTTAGTTATCTTGACAGTGGTTATAAGTTAAAGATTAAAGGAATTGAGGCAATCAAATCTTCTACTCCTGCTCCATGCAGAAAAATGTTGAAGGACTCTTTCCATATTTTGTTGAAGGGTACAGAAACTGATGCAATTGAGTATATTGAAAAGTGTAGGAGTGAATTCTTAAAACTAACTCCGGAAGAAATTGCTTTTCCTAGATCGGCTTCTGATGTAGTAAAGTGGAAATCTTCCTCTACCATATATTCAAAAGGAACTCCGATTCATGTTAGGGGAGCATTATTGTTCAATCATTACGTCAAAGAAAATAATTTAGACAGAAAATACTCTCTTATTCAGAACGGGGAAAAGATTAAATACATTTATCTGAAAAAACCAAATATTATTCGAGAGAATGTATTCTCTTTCATTCAAGATTTTCCTAGAGAGTTGGGTCTTGACAAGTACATTGACTATGACCTACAATTTGAAAAGAGTTTTCTTGAACCTCTTAAAACCATCCTGAATTGTATTGGATGGTCTCACGAAAAAACTATCAACCTCGATTCATTTTTTACCTAGATGGAACTTCCTATTAACGACAAAGAACTAAAAACAATTGTTAGCGCATTACGATTTGGAGGAGATGCGGCACTTTATCAAAAAATGAATACTATAATGGAATTGAGGGAAACTCACCCAAACGCACCTTATAATAAAATTTTGAGAGAGCGATATGGTATGGTTGCCTAAAAAACATCATTGGACTCCTAATCAAATGAATGATTATGAGTTAAACACTGTGCTAACTGCATTGAAACATACAAGTAATGAACAACTCCATGGAAAATTTTGGTGTTGGAAAATGAACTATAGGAAAAAAAATTATGGAATTTCTTAAGGATATTGTAAAAGAGATTGGTGGTGAATACACACAAATTGCATCAGACATAGATGAGCAAGAAGAATTTGTTGACACAGGTTCTTACATTTTTAACGGACTTGTTTCAGGTAGTTTATTTGGTGGTGTATCTGGGAATAAGATTACTGCCATTGCTGGCGAATCTAGTACTGGAAAAACTTTTTTTAGCCTCGCCGTGGTTAAGAATTTTCTGGTCTCTAATCCTGATGGATATTGTTTGTATTTTGATACTGAGGCAGCTGTCAATAAGTCACTCTTAGAAAGTCGTGGAGTTGATCTTTCTCGTCTTGTGGTCGTGAATGTTGTAACTGTTGAGGAGTTCCGAACCAAAGCACTTAAGGCAGTTGACATTTACTTAAAAAAATCTGAAGAAGAACGCAAACCCTGCATGTTTGTGCTAGATTCTCTTGGAATGCTTTCGACTGAAAAGGAAATCAGTGACGCTCTGAACGAAAAACAGGTTCGTGACATGACGAAATCTCAACTTATAAAAGGTGCGTTCAGGATGTTGACATTGAAACTGGGTCAGGCAAAAATTCCAATGATTGTTACTAATCATACCTACGATGTTATTGGATCATATGTTCCTACAAAAGAGATGGGTGGCGGTTCTGGTCTTAAGTATGCGGCGTCCACGATTATTCATTTATCTAAGAAAAAGGAAAAAGATGGAACAGAGGTTGTTGGAAATATTATCAAGGCAAAGACTGCTAAGTCGCGTTTAAGTAAGGAGAATAAAGATGTGGAAATTCGTCTTTATTATGATGAGCGTGGTCTTGATCGATATTATGGTCTTCTTGAACTCGGTGAGATTGGCGGACTTTGGAAAAATGTTGCTGGTCGATATGAGATGAACGGCAAGAAAGTTTATGCAAAAGCAATTTTAAAGGATCCTGAAGATTACTTCACTACCGAAGTTATGCAGAAATTGGAAGAAGTTGCACATCAGGAATTTAATTATGGAAACTCTTAATGATTTTATTAAACTACATGAGAATGCATTAGAACCTGATATTTGTGATTTTTTAGTCCGGTTATTTGTTCAAAAGAAAAGTAAAACAGAAAGAGTTGAGTGTGAAGGTAAACCAAATTTCACACAAATGAATCTAACTCAGAATAGAAATATGTCATCTCAACTTAATGATGTTCATACTCATCTTATTAGAAAAGTATTTCAGTACAGAGATGAATATTATGAGTATGCATATAAAGAAATCTTTCCCGAAGAACATGCCTTTGAGCAATTTAGAATAAAAGGATATGAAGTTGGAGGTAATGACAGATTTGATGCTCATGTCGATGTTAAGGATCATGAGTCATCACGCAGATTTCTTGCATTTATGTGGTACTTAAATGATGTTAATTCTGGAGGCAGAACAATTTTTAATAACATGGAGATCACTCCAAAAAAAGGATCTTTGCTAGTATTCCCTCCTCTTTGGATGTTTCCTCATATAGGAGAACCTCCAAAAAGTAATCCAAAATATATTCTCACTACGTACTTACACTATCAATGATGGAAAAGATTGAACTGACTATTCTTCGTAACCTTATCTTCGATGAGGAGTTTTCGAGGAAAGTTATTCCTTTTATTAATGAAGATTACTTTGAGATTCGATCTGAGAGGGTTATCTTTGAGGAGATCACTAAGTTTATTGTAAAGTATGGATCATCTATTACTATTGAATCTCTTTTAATTGAAGTTGATTCTAGATTTGATATTAACGATTCCGAGAGTAATGAGATTCGTTCTATAATCAGTAATTTTGAACACACTCCTGTAGATAGTCAGTGGTTATTAGATTCTGCTGAAAAGTGGTGTCGTGATCGAGCAATTTATCTTGCTTTGATGGAATCCATTCACATTGCTGATGGTAATGATGAAAAGAAAAGTCGTGATGCAATTCCAAGTATTCTTTCTAATGCTTTATCGGTATCTTTCGATAATAATATAGGACATGATTACTTTGAGAATGCTGCAGATCGATTTGAGTATTATCATAGGCGTCAAGAAAAGATTAGATTTGATCTTGATTACTTCAATAAGATTACAAAGGGAGGTCTTCCTCGTAAGACCTTGAATATCGCACTGGCAGGAACTGGTGTTGGTAAGTCCTTGTTTATGTGTCATATGGCATCTGCTTGTTTGCTTCAGAACTTGAATGTTCTTTACATTACTATGGAGATGTCTGAAGAGAAGATTGCAGAACGTATTGATGCCAATCTTTTGGATGTACCCATTCAAGACATTTCAGAACTTCCAAAGTCAACGTTTGAAAACAAAATTAATGTTCTTGAGAAAAAAACACAAGGTCAACTTATAATTAAAGAATATCCTACGGCATCTGCACACAGTGGACATTTTAAAGCACTTCTTAATGAACTTGCACTTAAGAAGTCATTTAGACCTGATATTATTTTCGTTGATTACCTTAATATATGTTCTTCCTCCCGCTATAAGTCAGGTGTTTCTGTCAATTCATATTCATATATTAAGGCAATTGCAGAAGAGCTTAGAGGGTTGGCTGTTGAAGCAAATCTCCCTATCGTTTCTGCCACGCAGACCACTCGTTCTGGTTATGGTAGCTCTGATGTGGAGCTTACTGATACAAGTGAGTCCTTTGGGTTGCCTGCTACTGCTGATCTTATGTTTGCCCTTATTAGCACAGACGAGCTTGAGAACTTGGGACAACTTATGGTAAAGCAGTTGAAGAATAGATATAACGATCCAACCATGAATAAAAGATTTGTCATTGGTATTGACCGCTCTAAGATGCGTCTCTATGATTGTGAGCAGTCAGCGCAAAATGATGTTCTTGACTCCAACGGCGATAACGGTTATAATAACGATGACGAACCACCTCAAAGCAAATTTGGAGGATTCAAGTTTTGAACGGATACTATTCAGTTTTTGATCCTGAAGAAAAAAAAGTCGCTGATTGTGGTTCTGAAAGAGATGCAATCTTTTTGATTCACAGTAGAAACAAAATTAGGGATGGACACTACTATCAGTTCAACCCTTTGCCTGGAGAGATAGTTGATATTAATAATATCAACCAACTTCCAACAAATAATATTGTTGTTCATATTAATGACAGCGAATCATGGGTTGAAGTGGGAGGGCAAAAACTTCCAATGCAACAAAAAGAACCATTTAATCCAGAGTTTAGCAACTAATGACTATTTCTATCACTAAAGAAGAATCACAAGAAGGAATTAAATTTACTATGACACAAAATAAAGTTGATACTGAAAAATATTTGGAGTTTGTTAATGAAGTAACGTCACAACCTTCTAAATCATATTCCAATTTCACTGCTCGTCTTTATGAACTTAATGGACTTGGATTTCCTACAGAGCGATTGCTTACTGCTTCTGTAGGCATGTGTGCCGAAGCAGGAGAATTTACTGAAGTTGTAAAGAAAATCGTTTTTCAGGGCAAAGAACCTACTGAAGAAAACTTATTTCACCTGAAGCGTGAACTTGGTGATATTATGTGGTATGTTGCTCAAGCATGTATGGGTCTTGGCGTTTCTCTTGATGAAGTTATTGAGATGAACGTTGACAAACTCAAAGCACGTTACCCTGGTGGAGAGTTTGATGTTCACTATTCTGAAAACCGTAAGGAAGGAGACCTGTGAAGACAAAGTATTACCTTGATGAGATTGATGTT